CTTTCACCTCTATCACAAAGAATTGTTACCGCAGTATTTTTATTATTGTCTCGTAACCACTGGAAGGAAGCCATTATATTTGCCCCAGCGGATATTCCAACGAATAATCCGTATTTCCTAGCTAAATGCCTTGCTACTTTTTTTGCACTCTCTGTGTGTACAGTTTTAATACTATCTATGTCTTTTAAATCAACTAAAAACTTACTTCCATCTCCAATACCCTGAATTCCATGAAGTCCGGGTTCCCCACCGGACATAACAGAGGATTCAGCTGGCTCTACTGCTACTAACTGCATTCCTGGAAATTGTTCCTTAAGGTATTTACCACACCCCATTATAGTTCCCCCTGTTCCAGTTCCTACAATAAATGCTTGGGGCCATGATAACTCATCTTTATTTACCTCCCTAAATTGTTTATTAATTTCGGGGCCTGTTGTATTATAATGTGCTTCAATGTTTAGGGGGTTATGGAATTGATTACAATTAAACCATCCAAAAGATTCTGCTAGGGTGTCTCTTGTCTCTATTGCTCCATCAAAGTCTCCTGCATCTACCTGTATCAAACTCGCGCCATAGAATTTTAACATTTGTTTACGTTCTTCAGACATGTTAGAAGGCATAACTATTTTTATTTTATAGCCTCTTTCGGCTGCTAACATTGCAAAGGCAATACCGGTATTGCCTGATGTTGCCTCTATTAAAGTATCGCCTTTTTTAATTAATTTTCTACCCTCTGCATCATTTAAAATATATGTAGCCATTCTATCTTTAACCGATCCACCGGGGTTCATAAATTCACATTTACCCCATACTGTGTATCCTCCTAATCTGATAGGGATAAGTGGGGTATTGCCTACATAACTTGATAATCTCATAACCTTTTATTTTATTATACTTCTCTAATGTCTTTTAAGCGTGTTCTTACCTTTTTAAACCCACCTGGGCGAGTTAATAGTAGGGAATTACGAAAATTCCCCCAATCAACCTGGTATGAAGTATCTAAAACACCTTTATTTAAATATTTTATAACTTCATTTAAAGCATTTATAGTATATAATGTATTAGTTTGTTTTTTTCTATGAACAAGGATAGTGTTAGGGAGGTGTAAGTTATAATTACTATGAGGTATATCAATATTATAAGTTAACATTAATTTACCTTCATCTACAGAGGATAGAACAAATATTTTATTAAATAAAACTTCATACTCCTCTATTATTTTATCTATAACTACATCTATTTCTTCCTTTTCGATAAATGTGCAGTAAAGTTTATTGTTCATTGTGTGAATTATATTGTCCACACATAAATATCAAGGGGCCCTAAGAGAAGAGTATGTGTTGCCCTTCTTTAATTTAATGGGGAAGTCAGATGAAATTAATTCTTTTAAAGATTGAAGAGTTTCCTTACCATCCTCCAACGAAAAGTCAAATAGCATAGAATCATACACATATAACACCATCTTAGTTTTTTTATCTTTTAAAAAGCTAAATATTCGCGATAGTAAAGTAATATTATACTCAGTTTCAAATGCTTGGATGTAGTAATTAAATAGTTTTTGTGGGGTTATATTTTTATAATTGCCTTTTAAAAGCCTACGTCTTGCAATTGTAGTTTTAACATATCCCTTTTGGTTAAATTCCCCCCACAATGCGTCTATAAATTTTTGTGTTTTATTAAAATATTCGTGTTTAAGGTATTTTTTAGATATACCCCCATACATTTGTTGAAAAGTTAACTCTTTACTTTTTTTATACATTTCACTATCTATCTCTTCAGTTTCAAAATACATTTTTGCTAGCTGAGTATGTACAGATTCTTTTTTATCTATATAATGGTCTGTGAGATATGCTATAATTCTTGGGTGATAGCCCTCATAATCCATTTCAACTAGTGTATCATTGCTAGCTTCAAATGAATCTCTTTCCCCACTGTCGTGTTTTAAGGCTGAAAAATTGATTTTATTAAAGTTATTAGTGGGACGACCTGTTGTAGTACAAAAATTATACCAACCATATATTTTATCCCCCTTAATGCTAAACTTTTCGTTAATTTCAAAGTGCTTTTTGAAGTCACTATTGATTTTAAAACCTTCACTTATCATTTTTGCTAAGGTAGGTGTAAGGATTTCATTATACCATTTATTAGAAGCTTCACTCTTATAATTGGTAATATACGGGTTCAACGCATTAAATTCTTGAGTCAACGCCTCATAGTGCTTTGTAATAGGAATTATTTTATTTACGTTATTTGCGCCAAATTTGCGCTCATAAAACGTATGGGCGCCTGTTTTAGGAAGAGGCCCTAAAGGTTCATTTTTTAGTAAATAATATATAGATTGTATATCCGTATAAGGAAGGTGGGGGATGTAAAGTAAAGCTTTAATTTTTTCCTTTACAAATATATTCGTATAGGATTTTAGGTAATTTAATGGTAAGTCTAACTCAAACGCCTCCGGGTGGTTTAAATTGATGATAAATCCCTTCTCTTTACTAAAGGAGTAAATATATAAAGCACATAGAGATTGTAGTTTAGGGTGGGTTTCGTTGTTATTTGTAATAAATTGAAGGTAACATTCGTTACCTTCATCTTTAAAAAATCTTTCTAATTGGTCCTTAGTTTCTATGAGATAGTACATATCTCAAATATATAAAAGCTTTTATTAGTATCCACCTCCTCTACTAGGGGATGTAGTAGTTTGTTGAGGTAAAGATTTAGGTGTTGGCTGTGGTGAGGGGGTTGAATTAGGTTGGGGTTGAGCAGAGATAACTTCATTTTGTTCAGAACTATATATAGATTTATAAGATCGACACCAATATTGTTCTTTTATATTAGCTTGCCATTTATTACAGTAGCCCTTTTGATTAAAAATACAATTTCCACAATATGAATGATTGGGAACATTTGGGTTATCTATAGTGTTGATTTGTTTGTTTCCTGTCTGATAAGCAGCAGGTAGAACTTTAGGGATTATTTCCCCTGTGGGGTATGCCCTAGATATTTCCCCTATTTTTACTACTCCATATTTTAAGCCAAATTGATTTTTATTAGGAAAAAAATTAAAAATACCAGGTAATTGATATTCTAACCTTCTAAGAGTTTTAGTATTATAATCTTCGTTGTCTTCATTTAAAGACCATTCTATTTGAAATACTTTATTGAGGGATTTATTGTAATTGTTTTTAATAAAATTATTAAATGTAATTTGTGAGATTTCTTGATATTGTTTAGTATTTAATCTTACAGAAAGATATCTATTGAAATACCCTTTGCTATAATCTAAAGCATTAGGGGTAGGTTTAGTTGAGGGTATAGGTATATATCTATCTTGTTTACTTGTTAAATTGGGTTTTAATATAGAGTAAGTATCATTATTTTTACCCGGTTTAATATTCCTACCGTATTGTGTTTTTAAGGGTTTAAGGACTCCAACAACATTACTGGGGTCTTCCCCAGCAAATATTTTTCCATTAGTAAGTTTAATATACTTTCCTATGTAGGGTTTGTTAGTAGTTAATAGTTTATATGTGCCCCCGTTAGTATATAATACTTTATATTTATTTTTTGGTATGTAAGCCATTATTTAGTAAAGTTTATTAGGTGTATAATTCTAGAATTTAGGGACAGGTCCATCAAAATTTCCGGTTTCTTCATATTCCTCAATTTTTGCGACGGCCTTTTGAATATTCAATCTAAGTCTGTTTACGTTTTCGTATCGAAAATGTGAACTTAATACTACTCTTTCATCACTAGGTAGAGTAATGTCAAATTTAGGAAAATACCTACCAGATCTAACGCTATTATCACTGAGAGAATAAGTAGTTATTATATTTTCGTTAGCCCAATTTGGGTTTCCGTTATTCGCGAATTCTAACATTACTAGTTGCGTGTAATTATATGAGTTATATGGGACCCCATATTCATCCTCCCCCAGTATGTTTGTGGAGGTATATATATTATAATTTAGGTGCATTGAATGGAGTTGAGAATCTCCACTAAGTCTTTCACTCAAGGGAATTTCCCTTGGGGGTTCTTTAATAAACAGCTGTGTTGCTGACTCTTTAGTTATTGCTACTGTGTCTGATCTCATCCAAATATCTCTAGAATTGCCTCCTCTAGTATATTGAGAAATGGTGGATGAGGCCGGAATGTAATTTCCAAAGTTTCCCCCATCTGTATCTATCTCCGTACCTTCTCTTACCCAATTTTTCTTAAATTTAGAATCGACGGAGCTATCAAATTCTACACTAAACCAAGTATATACAATACCTGTTACATCTCCATCAGTATAATAGGGGGCACCAGTACCACCACGAATGCCTTTTGTCATAGCCTCATCATTAAATTCATGAAGAAATACTCCAGCTATTATATTCTTATCTCTAGGAATATAATAAGTGTAGGGGTCATCTGGTCTACCGTGGTCAGTGGGGGTTTGTTCTTCTTTGTAGGAAAATATATACCCTATAGATTGGTCATCTTCGGGGGATACATTTTTAAAATATAAATGTGCATACTTATTTAAGATACGGAGTTGTTTAACTCTATATTTTTCTAAATATCTACTTGTATCTGCATCGTAGTTTGGGTTTGATTGGTATATTTTGGATGATTTAACTTTTCCTAAATACATACCTGGGTTATTATATGAATCAAACATACCATAAACATTATCACTAGTACCATATCCACTTTCATTATCAATGTATGGACCACTACCATTATCTCCTCTTAATGATGTATACCCATGCCAGTCTGGTGAAACATCCTTTGAATCAATCGTTAATAATGAAGGGTCTTTTGTCCATTTTAAATAGAGATTTGAGTTAGTAGTTGCCTTATTAATGTCAGTTACTAACTCTTGAGTTATATCAGTATCACTCTCTGATCCTGCAGTAAAGGCTCCTCCAGATTCGCTTTCTATGGGGGATGTGCTTTCGACACCTTCTGGAAGTTGTACTGCTGTTCCTTTTATTTTTAATGGTGCTTCTGGTAAAATAGTCATTTTACCACTTATATCAGTAGTCCAATCGCCCCCCGCGGTAATTTTTTGTTCTTCATTAAATAATATAAATCCTATATTAGCTTTATGGTATGCTTTAGGAAGTCTATCTTTGTGAATTTTAAATATATTACCAATTACCATACCCGAAATTCCATCTAAAGTAGCACTAAATTCAAGAGGAATAACGGAATTAAAGGAATTAACCCCCCTATCAATTGTACTAAGGTAAGATGAATTTTTTTGGTATGTTTTAAGGGATCCCATTATATTTCCTTTTCCAAAATCTGCTCCCTCAAAATTTGCAGATGGTAGATTGCGAAAGAAAGTTGATCTATATGTTATTAGTTGATTTAATAATGTAGATTGTTGGGAAATTATTTTACTACCTTCGGTATTAATATCCTTTAGAGTTTTTTCAAAAGTAGATTCTGCGTCCTTACTTAATAATCTATTTTTTATAGATCTGTTAAAAGCAGCAAATGTAACACCATCTATATCTTGCATACTTCTAGGATCTTGTGCCTGTATTGCAATTGTAGCAGACATAGCACTTGGGACATTGCTAGTATAGTCAAAATTTCTTAAAATATTTTTGTTACTAAAGGGTTCAAATTCATGAAGATTCATAGGTATTTCTGAATTATCTACTGGAAGGTCTATAATAAAAATATTATTTGATTCTTTATCATCGGTTAGAACAAAATTGTGATTAGGACACACTTTATTAACCTTTTCAAATATGTCCTTTACAAACTGTCCTACACTATAACTTTCATTATCTGCGTTTTTTTCAGCTATATCTAATAACATCGTAACATTTAAAAATATATTTCCTATCCTTCTTAACTTATCAGTATCAGATAATGGTAAATTATTTAAAGTTTCATTATTATCATAATTATATAAGCTATTATTATATTTAAGGTCATGAGATTTATTAGATTCACTATAACCATACATACTTGCGATATTATCTACGGGGAATTTGGAGAGATCTGGGATATAACCTAATGTATTTCGTATATGTAAAGGATCAGCGTCATCGGAAGCTTCATCTGCTAAATTTTGGTCGAATTGGAGGGGTAATATACAAACATTAGAATCGCATGAAAAGTCTAATAACATATTATCCTCTGTAGAGCTTTGATATGATGTAATAGGACAGAATAATAGGGGGTCTAACCCACATGTGTCTTTATCAATATCATATAGTCTATCTGTGGCTATTTTAAGGGGGTTAATGCCCTTTTCATTTTTTGGTATTAGGTAATCATTTATTAAAATCGATAATGCATCCCACCTTATATAAGGTTGGTTTGATACACCATAAACAAGATCTCCATCAACCGCAACTGAAGTCCTTTTAGCTGTATCTTTACCTATAGGGATTAGGTAATCCTTTATTCCCGTTTTTGAATCTATACCAAATTTTTTAAATAATAAAGACTCAAAATCTGCGGATTGAAAAGTCATTAAGTTTCTAAGAAATGAAGTTATAAACGCTTTGTTCATGATCTGGCGATTAGTAATAGCTTTTATGTTACCTTTTACTTTACCAATAGTTTTAATTTCCTCATCGCTCAGTCCCTCTTCTATAACGGATGTGTCTCCCCTATTATTTTCGAGTTTATCCATAAAATCAAATGCCTCATTTATTCTTCTCCCTTGAGCAATTTGATTATTGTTAACCCCCCTCTCGTCAACTTCATTAAATCCATAAATACAATAATTATTTATAACATTTATAAGTCCTAATAAACCATTATATGTAGGATATATTTTAGTAGCTATAGCTTTATCAAATTTTCCTCTATCTACTTTTAAGGTATCTCTAGAGATGGTGGATTTTTGATCGGAGGTTAGATCATTGGTGTTATATGCTACACCCCCCTTTACTATAATATCTCCCTCCCCATCAGTAGTAGTGTTGCCACTAGGATTTACATCTTTTGAAGTATTTACTATTGATACAGCAGGTATTTTAATACTTTCTATAACTTCACCAATTGAAGTTAATTCAGTAAAACAAGAATATCCCCCATCTTCTCTAGCTTTAAATCCAAAGTTTTTTACAAACCCTAACATCCCATCATAATTACCATCTTGTGATTCTTTAAGGTTATTTATGGCATTATAAACTCGATCTTGAGTTATATTATTAGTGTATATGTCATTATCTGTTTCATTTTCTACTAATCTTAATTCATTTACTATTTTACCCCTTTCCTCTTTACCTCCTGAGCTAGCAATGTAAGGACACCAACCCCACTCTAATAAAACCATATAACCAGGTCTCATATAAAGCATTTCCATTATTTCTAACTGCCTCTGATTGTGGACTTCAAAATTAATTTTACCTTCTCTTAAAGAACCATAAGCACTTTTAGTTCTAATTGTAGCATCTATAATACCAGGCATAGGAACAATTCCATAACCATCCTCTGATGCATCTGCTCCTATAGCAAAGTCCCCATAAGCTATATTAGTTTTTAATCCTGGTTTTCGGAATGATGCTCTTACTTGATCAAGTTTTCGTACTTTTCTTAGTCCTTGTGGGTTACCATTTTCATCTGTTGTTTGAAAAGATCTTGCAAAATCACTTAATATACCACCTTGTAATATAAAATTTTGGGATAAAGAAGCTCCTTTTAATCTGTCAAAGCTCTGTTCTCCTAAATCCCCTATATCTAGCCCTACGTCACTAACGTAATCTGTTAAAGATGTTGCTCTTATAACACACTGTTTGTTAAGTGAGTAAGTGTGGTGGGCTCCTGGTTTTATTGTTACCTCCTCCTTATTCCAATTTGTAAATGTATGAGATGAGTTTTTACGGTTTGTGTTACCTTTGTGTTCATTAAATTTATCAGGGTTACCTATACTAATTAATTCTTCTCTAACTTCTAATTGATTTCTTACATAACCCCTAAAGGTGTCTTTAAAAATACTCATCTTTTATTATTATTAAAACTTATAAAGTTATCTACATATCTAATAGGATCTGAGGGTATTCTAATTTGTTCACCTAAGGCAACATGATAACTATCTTTTCGTAATTTATTTGGGTTGGCCGCTAATATTACCCACCAATATTGTACATCCTTATAAAATTCAAAACTTAAATTATCTAATCTATCTCCATCTTGGGTTATAATATAAATATCATTTTGGCTTAAAGGAATTTCTGGTAAAACAGTATTGATATAATACCTTTTTCCACCTTCACTTCTTAATTTTTTTATGTCGTTGAATCGTCTCATTATAATTCTAAATTATATGTTACCGCTTCCGCTGTTTCAGCACTGGTTGCTATACCATTTGCATCAAAATATTCTTTTTCTTCATCTGATGGTTGAGCATATTTTCTATTACTATTTACCCCAATTTCTGGTAGTAAAAATGGTGTTGTTGCGCTGTTTGAAGGGGCAAAATTGTGTACTGGTTGGAAGTTACAAGAAACATCTAAAATGTGTGGGTATTCATTTAAATCTTTATCTGCTCCTTCACTATCATATCTGATTTCCCAAGGGTAAGCTGAGCTCCAACTTAAATTTATCGAAGTAAAGAAGCCAGGAATTTCATTCATCCAATCACCAATAGTTAAACGGGAAAATACTCCTCGCATTCTTCTATTTTTATATTCCGGTGCTGTTTGGGCAACTAAGTAATTAAGTTTACGCCATAAGGGTTTTTGTTCGTGCCTTGTTTGAGCATGAATTTTAAACCCAAAAGTTATTGAGCGATCAAATCCTCCATATGTGTAGAATTTTTCGGCTCTACCATTGTATTTAAAAGAATTCCACTCTCCCGTAAAACTATCTGCTACATTATCTAAAAGGGCTCTAAATAGAATTACATTATCACTAAGTGGATTATCTGTGTCTACTACTGCTATTCTAAATTTAATGTAATCTTTAAAAGTACTATTAAAATTATCATCTGGGCTATTGCGTTTAAATATACTTGCTGCAGATATTTTGTCTATAGTTCTTGAATTATAAGCTCCTACTCCTTCTCCGTTATCCATTTTAATTCCTGGATCGCCAATTTTATATAAACCAATTCTAGTCTTAGTTACTTGATTAGGTAGATCTAATATTTTTTTATAGTCTGTGTATACTGGATTTCCTGTAGTATTATCTATCGTCCATAAATTTTGATTAAATAAAGGTAAATAACCTCCATTTTTTCCTATATCGTTGTAAGGATTACTTTTATATCTTTTTATTTCGGTAGTACCTATACCAAAAAGAGAATGGGCTCCTCCCTTATAAGACTTAATTAAATCAAATCTGTCAGCGTCGCTGTTAGTAGCGTATTGTTCCCCTATAAAATTTGAAACCGTTACTCCTTGTTTTCTAGCTAAGTCTATAACATATAAACCTTCAAGGAAATTAACATTAATATCTGATGGTGTGTTGAATCCTTTTTTTTCTAATTCTAATACAGCACTTTCATATTTAGGTCCCCCTCTAGTAGAATCATAATTATATCCTGATTCTGTTTTTAAATCTATTAAGCCATCTTTCCTAAATCTTATTCCTGCTGCTCCTGTTCCTGCTGTTGCAAGGGTGCTTATAGGAAGTGTTAATCTATTTCGTGGGGAGATTAAGTTTTGTGGGTTAGTTCTTGATAGGGCTAATTGTGCTGCTGACCAAGCTAGGCCATTTGGGCTAATTATTACTTTACCTAATCTTTTTAGGTCATCAATAACAGCATTACCTAATCCTATAGCCCCTCCCCTTACAAAATTACCGGTTACTTGATTTATTAAACCTAAGGCACCATTGGGTTCGTCATCGATACCTAATATATCCTTAGTAACTAAGGGGGTTCCATTTTCCGGGTAAGTTAATGCATTAGGGCCTGACCTTTGCTTAAAAGGAGACCCATCAGGATTTTGTCCTGAGTTTTCGGCAAATCTTAAAATGTTTTGTAATGATATTGCCATAAAACCTTAATCAGGGAGGTTGTCTGTGTAAAGATCGGGAGTTACTCCATCATTATCTAACCCTGAAGGGGCAGAAATGCCCCCATAAACCCCTTGATAATTAGGGCCTACTAGTGATCTACCTGCTTGATCTGCTGCAGGTCCAGCATGTAATTGTGATCCTACGGGAACACCGAAGGGGTATAACCCCCTTTCTACGTCGGGTCCTACAACAGGAAATGCGGGTCCTGTTTGTGCTTCCATGTTGCTGACTTCACCTTTTTGGACTAAGTCGAAAATTGATTCTTTGTTTTTAATTGCCATGATTGTGTTGTTTTGTTATAAATATTAAGCAAATGTAGGACTCGCTTGAAGTGATTGAGTTCCTCCTAAGCCTTTTCTTCCATTGCCATTAGATGCGGCAAATGCGTCCCAGTTATTTTGAATTACTACGGGGGCTGATGATGAGCCTTTACCTACACCAGGACCTACTTGTAGGTTATCACCAGGAGTTGTTTTAGCCATAGCACCATAATTGTCTGTAATTGTAAATGGGCCTTTACTTGCCGGGGCATGTCCATCTTTAATCATAGCTGCCCCTCCACCTATTGCTGCCCCCAAAGCAGCTACCCCTGCTAGAGCCCCTACTATTCCCCATGGGCCTATTGAAAGATTTGATGCAAATATTTTAGCAGTTGCTGTAGCAAAATTATACAGTGCTAATGCTTTTTGAGCAACTGCGAGAGATACTATAATTCCTACTAGTGCCCCTAGTAATACTTTTGATTCGGCTAGCCAACTTACCATTTGCCCAAACGCCTCTACTACAGGTAATACTACCATAGCTACTTCCCCCATTACGGCTTGGAATTTTTCTTGTGCTAGGGCCATTTTTTCTTGTGCATCTAATTGCTCTAACTTATCTGCTAATTCACCTTTACCTTGGGCTCTAAGTTGTTTAGCATTCATCCCCATGGTTTCTTGCTTAAATAACATATCGGCCATAGAATCTGAGCTCATTCCCATAGCCTTAGCTAATGCATCCTGTTGTAGAACATTCATTTTCATAAAATCCCCATGAGATCCTATATTTTTGCCTAATTCTTCGGCTAAAGCAACTTGATCTCCCGCTAATGCTGCTGCCCTTGCTTTTTCTAAGTTTAACTGTTTGCCTGTTAAGAGTTCTGCTTCTAGTTCTGCTTCAATGCTACTTTCAAAGTTTAACATAGTTTTACCAGCAGCAGCTATATCGGATAATTCAGCTCCTAATAGTTTAGCAGCGGTTACTGCTTTTGCTATTAATTCAGGATTTGCTCCTAAATTTGCTCTTACTTGACCCGAAACCTTACCTGTTGCCTCTAATACCCCCTTCATATCAAGTTGAATACCTACTCCTCTTTGCATCTCATAAGATGCTGCTAATACATTTTCTTCTACCTCTCTAAAACTTTGGCCCGCCATTTGGCCTTGGAATGCTAAACTACCCGCTGCTTCAGCTGAGATTCCTACAATTTCAGTAAGTTTAGAGAAAGTTTTTAACATCTGACCACTAAATTGGGTACCCATTCCTAATTGGGCATTAAGACCCGCCTGAGCTTTACCTAATCTTATGGAATTAATTGCTATATCTCCTGAGTCTCTAGAGATTTGAGCAAATTGCTCTTTTACTCCTATTGCTTCTTCTTTTGACATATTTAACCCCCGAGCCATTGCTGTGGTTTCTTTATCCACAGCCATTAATTGGGTGAATAAAACATCCATTACAGCGTTTGACATTTTTTGCAAACCTACTTGAGCTTTTAGAAGATTATTCCCCAAAATTTGCTTTTTAATCACCTTTTCACTTACCCCTAAATATTCTAATTTCTTTTTAGCAGCGGCTCCTGCTAATTTGCCTATGTTATCTTGTAGGCCTAATTCTTTAGTTAAGTTTTGGTTTAAACCTTTACCGGTTTTTAATGACTCCTGTAATTTTTTTAACTTATCATCATCTAAAGCAGCAACTTTTTCTTTTAAATTTTTTACATTAACTTCACTATCCATAAATTCCTTAGATAGATCAGTACTTTGGGAAAGGTTATCAGCCACCCCCTTGGTTAAAGAAGATGTAGATGATAAATTATTATTTAATTCATTAATAAGGTTACCTATTTCAGCAAAGGTATTTTTTATATCTTTACTTGCCTTATCAACATCATTTATTTTTCCTTTAGCCATTAGATAGTATTATTGTCTTATATAAATATAAAGTAATTAGGTTCTATTCATATTAGGGGTAGCAGGTATACTTTTCATATTTTGTTTAGAAGTATTCATAGCTCTTTCCTCCTCCTCATTACGTTCTTTATGAAGATCATTTATTTTTTTAATATGATAACGCCTAATATGGATAGGCATAATATATACTTCAGAGTATATAAAACCCCCATTCCCATAATACACTAAATCGTGTATTTCTTGATAAACTTGAAATTTATAATTCGGAGTCAGGCCAAAAAAACGTGATCCCAATTGGGACCCTAACGCCCCCCCTTACGTCTCCAGCTTCATTTTCAAGATCAAATACTAAATCTACATCGGGCTGGATTTCCTTAATGTATGCTCTTAATGCTCTTGCATCACGTGCTAATAATTGATTATCTACAAATTCTCTTATAGTTTTGCGCTCTAAATCACCATCCACGGATAGTATCATATGTTTTAATCGAGTGCTGGATTCTGGCGATTCTCCTTTTTTGGCTCTTTTAATTCCCTTAACTTCATTATCTATTTTCTTTTCATCACCATGAGTAAGGAGTTTAAAAGTAATTGATTTATTAATTGTAGGGAGTGTAAATTCAAATTCATTTTGGCCTTTAGCTAAAAGATCTTCCTCTTTTAATTCTTTATCCTTTACTTCTGTAAGATCAACTACATGTTCTTCGTCTTCTAGGGTAAAGGCATAATCTTTACCATATCCTAAAACTCGGGCAGCAACCATAATTGCGTTTTTGTCACCTACTACTATATCATTATAATCAATAGGGGTTACTATTAGGGATTTTAATAGTTTATCTATTACAGTTCCGTTTTTGATGTAACTTTCATTTGTAAGAATATCTTCTTCTTTTGCAGTCATGTATTTCATTTCTAATACACCTTTTGAAAGAGGATTGTCTTGGGGGTAAATTAATCCCTTTGAAGGTAAAGTAACTTCTTCAGTAGGGAATAGTTGTTTATTTTCCATTTTATAACTTGTATGTTTGCATATACATATACAAAAAAGAGGTGCTTACGCACCTCTCTAATTTTTTATTTTGGGGGAATCTTAGTAGTTTAAGATTGCATAATCCATAGAAATTGTTAAACTAATTTCCATAGGAGTAGAAGCTGTCCAATCGCCTGATCCGAAATCGGCTCCTGTTACAAAAGCTCCTTTACAGATCCACTCTTCAACAACGTCGCCTACAGGGCCTAAAGTATTAAATCTGATATCTTTTTTGTAGAAGTCAGAGTAACCATCTCTACCTGTTACGGACTCGTGGTGTAAACGAACCCACTCCATTACGGCTTGTGCTCCTGAGGGAGTTACTGGATCATATAAAGTACATGTAATTGTAGACCAATCAGATTTGCCTTTTATTTTCCTTTTAACGTTAATATGATCAAGGACTACTTCTTCTGCGGTGTATTTTGGTCTATCCGCTTTTTTTATTAAATAAGCAGGAATTCCATCTATATAGAATATAAATCTGTTTGCTAATTTAGGCTCGTAGGCCGTGAAAAACATATCTGCTGAGCTAAGTATTGCCATTGTGTTGTTATTTTATTATAAATATAGAGTTTTTTAACTTTTAGTCATTAAATGTAGCTCCAGTTGGTTGGATAGTGTAATCTAGAATTATAAATTCAGCTGTTCTAGTTGGTTGGATAAATATCTGGCCTACTAGTTGGTTTCTATCTATTGCATCAGCTGTGTTGTTGCTTTCATCCATTACTACTCTAAAAGCAAATAATCCTTGTCTTTGTTGAACTGATTCTAAAAATGGATTAACTGCATTTAAGAATCTATTTCTAGTTACTGTTGTATTTTGTTCAAATACTAATTGTTTACTAGTATCTCCTATAAAGTTTTTAAGGGAAATAAGTAATCTTCTTACATTAATACGATCTAAAGCACTTGCTTTCTTTTGAAGTGTTTTCTGACCATAAGCTACAGGTCCTACTCTTGGGAATGTAGCTATTGGGTTTACTTTATTATCATATAGTTTGTCTCTTAAAGCTTGAGTTACTTTAAATTCAGTTCGTACAATTGGTAGGCCTCCTCTGTTTAAACCTGCTGGAGCAAACCATGGAGCTGCTACTTTGTCATTAGCAGCGTAAACACCTTGCATTACTGTTGAAGCTGGAGCCCACACGTTTC